GATAAGGTTCGACCTCGCTGAGCTCCCCAGATGTGAGAGCATCAGCGAACCGGCCCGAATCGGCGATCCATGCCGCGTCGGCGAGACGCATCGTTGCACCATCGAAAGCGATCAACCGGCCGGTGTAGTGGTAGGTGACGGTACGGATAAAGACGTTCTCGCCGAGCAGGCCTGCCAGCAGACCGTCAGTGCTCGTTTCGGTGACAATTCGTTGGATTTCCATTTTATGCTCCTTGTTGGTTTCGTTCACGTTTGTGGGCCCGGTAGTCAGCCTGACGTTTCGCTGCTGCGGCCCGGCACAGATCGCAGTGGCATCCCTGCCGGTATCTACGATGCTCGCCGTGCTTCGCTGCCTCCCGGGGGACCCATCCGGCTGCGATACGTTCAGCGCGTTTACGTGCCCGGTACCGGCGGACCGACGCGACATTCGGGGCATAAGCCCGTCGTGCCTCGCGACACGCATCGCAGCGGCATTCGAGGTTCGTGTAGCCGTTGATGGTGCCGTGCCGCTTGTCGTCGGGGCCGTCGGTCAGCCCGTAGCCGGTCACGTCGGTTCGACTTTCGCTGCCACATTGCCTTGGACCCATACGATCCCGGGGACGGCTTCGCCGGTCTCTGCGACTACGACCACACCACTGTCGTGGACATGTAACACGCCGTCTTTGACCAGCCGTTTGATTCCCGGTTTCGATGGCCGCGGCGCAGGCGGTTCCGGGACGACCACAACAGCGGCAAGCAGATCGGCGTCGTCGACACCGATCCACCAGTTGATCAGATCGTCGGCGTCGACGTCGACGGTCGCTGGACCGGTACGGGTGGTGATCGTGCCGTGCGGCAGATCGATCCGTTTGCGGCCATCAGCAGCCCGCACCGCGAGGCCATAATCGCGCAGTGCCGTGTCGAGAGCAACAGCCCGGCGGCGAGGTCCGGCGGTAAGGTCGTCGCGGCGGGCGGTCAACCGGTTGATTTCGGCGTCGAACACATCGAAAATGTTGAGAAGTTCCGTTTCGGTGCGGGCGAGCTGCCGGAGCATCCAGTCGGCACGCTCGAGATCGGCGGGCGGGCCGAGCGTTTCGTTGTCGTCGGGGATCCAGTCGTCGTCGTAAGGATCAATTGTCATCAGTGGTCTCCTGGTGTCGGTCACAGAGTTCAGTGTCGGGTTCGGTGGGACGGCCGCACAGGACAGTCAAGGCGCCGTAGGTGACCGTCGCGGTGCAGTACGGGGGCGCCCAGGCGAGAGCGCCCGGTGTCGGGCTGCAGGCGCCGTCTTTGGATCGTGGGCATTTCCACAGCGACGCCACTGTGCATTCGGTCGGCAGGTATCTGTCGCCGTGACGGGTGATGACACGGTAGCAGTAGCGGCATTTCATGGCCGGGCCTTCCTTGCTGTCGTGTACTCCACACACGTAGTGTAGCACATGTTATGGGCCGGGGTTATTTCAGGCGGGCGAAAACGTCGGGGCAGTAGACGGCAAGCGCCGCTACGGCCAGCTCCGACATTTCATCGACGGCGTAGGTGCCCGCAGCGACCGGGGCAGCGACCGCGCTAGCAGCGAACGCCGCTTGGGTTGGCGAACGTCGGCCTACCGCACATGTCTGCTCGCCGACATCATCGATCAGCGAATCAGCGACCCCGTCGATCATGTAGCCGTAGCCGTCGGCGGAAAGCACCGACCGCAACAGAGCCGCACGAAACGACGCTGCAACGACGGTGGTTGTCGTCGCGGCGACCGTTGTCGTTGTTACTGCCGGCAGGGTTGCGGCGACAGTGATCGTCGTCGTCTCGGGGATAGTCGTGGTTGTGTCAGCGAGACTGGTTGTCGTTGCGACGGGACTCGCGACGTCGGGTGTCGGGGCGCAACCGGCCGCGATGGTCGCTGTGATCATGATCAACGCAATGATGCGCATATCGGTCTCCTCTAGTAGACCCCGACACTATAACACACGTTACCGGCGGTCGGGTATCCGTCCTGCCGCCGCGGCGACCGCCGACGGGATCTGGGCAACAGACCGGCCGATCAGCATGTCGAGCTTCGCGTCGACTGTCGCCCGCCACGCATCCATCGCCGTGCCTTGACACTCCGATGAGACGGAACGGTTCGCGACGACACCCGCCGCGACCATCGCCAAAACCCGCAGGTCCTCGTCGACCCGCAGATCAGCGGCCGACGCCGCAACCCCAACCTCATCGGGGATCGGGAAGCCCGGAAAGTTCACAGCCAGACCGGCGATCAGATCTAGATGGCCGTCACGGCGACGCCAGTCACCCGACACCGACAAGGCACGCAACGTCCGCACGTCGCCCTCGGTCACATGGGGCCGCAGGACACCCGCGAACCAGATCCCCCACTCGTCTTCGCCGACACGAACATCGGCGAAGCCATGCTCAGCGACTTCGTAATGGCCGAACGCCGCCAGCAGCGGCAACGTCAACGACGCATGCTGGATCCCCCACACCAGGGCACCGGTCCCAACTTCGGTGCCGTCGCCGCATACGACACGGCCTGTCGACATGAACGTCGAATAGTCGCCGCCACGGGGCGGTGTCACGCAACTGTCAAGCCCGGTGTGGCAGGTCCCCCACGCAGCGAGATGCCCGGACACCCGGCCGTTGTCGCCGATCCGCATCCGGGTCGGGGCATCGAAACCGGGCGCCGTGAACCAGTCCACTGGCGGGGCCAGAACAGTTGCCGCCGGATCAGCCGCCGAGCCAGCCACCGCCGGACCGGCCGACGGATCAACCGACGGATCGAGCTCCAAGAACGCGTCGGCGAACGCCGGCGTAGCGACCGCTGTCACTCCTCGCATACGCGCCCGGGTCACCGACATGATCATTTCGTCTTGCGCATCGGCGAACAGGACCTCGACGTTGTCGGGCACCGGGTCACCGGCCGCCGCGGCGATCGCTTCGACGAGTTCGGGCGGTGTCGGGATGCGGCGGGCGCCGGTGAACGACACAATCCGTCTCGACGCGGCTGCTACCGCATCCTGCTGGGGCGGGCCGAGCATTTCGATCGCCATGTCGTCAAGATCAACCGACACGCCCATCTGGGTGCCGTGCGACGCTGTCCCGGCTTCGAGGACACGGATCATTTCGGCGCCAGGTTCGGTCTGATCATCGATCCACCCTGACCCGACGATCCAACCGTCGCTTTGACGTTCGATCGTGTCGACAATGCCGATCACTGGTGCTTCGCCGGTCATGTCGACGTGCTGGGTGCCGTCGACGATCCACGCCAACGGCATCGGTGTCTCCCATGAGAGGGCACCGGGTTCGATGATCCTGCCGTCGCCGGTCTGGATGCCTTCCTGGACCAGCCGTCCTTTCCATCGTCTCAGCATGTTGTCTCCTCGCAGGTCATGTTAGCCGCGGCGGCGATCACCGGCCGGGGAGTGCTACGGATGATCGTCGGTGACACGTCGCAACGGCAACCCGCGTGGTCGCCCGGCGCGTAGAACGCCAACGCAGGCCAGCCGGTCGTGTTCGACAATTGCGGGTCGTCGAAATTGATGAACGTCGCACCGTCGAGCGATTCGTGGGGCACAAACGGCTGCTGACGGATCGCCGGGCCGTACACCCACCGGTAGCCGTCGATGACCGCACCGCCGTCACGTAGCACACCGATCGTCCGGTCGCCTGTCGCGACACCGCCCGCCGGGACGCCGTCCGGGGTCAACGACACCCACGCCCCGCCGCCCGGACCGGCTTCAACCGGGCCGCCTGCCACCGACATGGCCCGCCGGATAATCCCGTCAGGGACCTGCGATGCTGCGTTGATCTCACCGGCCGGGACGCTCAACGCCGGGCCGAGAAGACGATCCGCGGCTAGTTGATTCAACGAACCCAGCAGCGACACCCAACCGGTTTCGGCGCCGGCCTCGTAACCGGCAGCCACAACGACACGATCCGGTATCGGCCCGATCATCGTTTCGGCGGTGTTCAGGGCGGCGTCGGCGGTCGCTGCGACCCACGCCAACCATTGAGTCCGTAGCACGTCGAACGCCCCTTCGAGGAGTTTCGCGGCGTCGAACCCGGCGTCGGACATTCCGGCCGCGCCGAGTGTCGCTGCGACGTCACGGGCCGGGACGTGTGACGCCACCAGGCCCCTGACGTGTTTCGATGTCCGAAGTTTCGATCCGGCCCGTTCCAACGCACGGGCGAGATGACCGTCTGCGGCGACAACCAGCCGGGCACGAAGATCCCGGTCGAGTTCCATCAACCGGCGGCCGACATCCGGGGCGGCGGCGGCGACAATGCCCGGCGCGAGGTTCGCTGGGACTGTCGGCGTGACATCCAACCCGGCCCGGTCGGCGACGAGAAGCTGCAACAGAGCCAACGTCACATCGCCGGTCACTGTCCCGGCGGTCGCTGTGCGCCGCAGTACTTCGTCGCCGTCGGGGGCGTCGGCGTCGCCGAAACCTGCCGCCCGCCGGTACGCCGCGTCGGAGATCGTCAGCGACTTGTGTGCGGCAGAGGCGTTCTTTTCGACGTTTGGTTGCCGGATCAGAGCCGACCCGTCGCCCCACACCCGGAGCTTCGCGACAGCCGCTGGATCGTGGCCGGCGTCGACAAGATTCGGCCGTAGATACACCGACGTCAACATGGCGCCGATCAGCCTGGCACGGGGCTCGTAATGGTCGAGCCATTTGTCTTCGTCGATCTGTTCCGCGTTGTTGAACGTCGTCTCCGACAGGCCGGTGACAACCTCGGGCGGCATGTTCATCGCCCGGGCTAGACGGGTCACCCGGGCTTCGATCCTTTTGTCCAACGTTTCGGCGCGGTCACGGCCGAACGACAAATGCCGGACCTCAGCCAGATCCGCTGCCGGGCCGCGAAGCAGAATCGGGGCGACCGCACGCGGCGATTCCGGGTCGATGATCGGGTCGACCAACGCGTTTTCGAGTTCCGTCAGAAACGGATCGTCGTCGCCGCCTTCTTCGTCGGTGAAATCCGGGCTGCCGTCGTCGATCTCGTTCGGCATCAACAGGATCCCGGCGGAGGCCTGCGAATTGGTTTCGGCGATGATCTCGTTCGCCAAACCGATCAAAGCCCGGCAGTCCGACATTGCCGACCGCAACGGCGAATCTGCGAGCCGCCGCCACCGGGGATGATGCACCCACAGGCGCATGATCGTATCCGACGTCGGGTCGAGACGCCGCTGATCATCCTGTTTCTGGTCCGGCGAGTCACGCACCCAGATCGCGTCGTTGCGTTGCTCGACCTCGTCGACCGACCGGATCTCCCACTGTTCCTCGCTGACGGCGGTCGGGCCGTAGCCGACAAACCAGCATTCGCCGACGATCTCGAACTGCTGATTCATCGCTTCGAGCAGGGCCGGGATGCCGCCGTCGGTGTGGACGTCGAGACGGCCCAGCTCGGCGACCGCCGACGCCGCCAGATCAGCGGACAACCCGGCAGCGTCGATCAGGACGCCGCCGTCATCGAATATGGGTGCCGGGAGACGATTGTCGGCCGGATCATCCCAGGCAACCACCAGCCGGAGTTTCGCCATCGCCGACCCGATGTGACGGACCGTGTATTTGACCTCCGGGACCTCATCGAAATACGACCAGACTTCGTTCTGCCAGCCTTGATGAGACCGGCCGAGACGGCCGACACGTTTCGACCCGAGATCAATTTTGGTTGACGACGCGACAATCGACCGGACCGTTTTCGGCGGCCGGCGACTGGCTCGCAGCGGTGCCTTCGATACCATCGCCGCCGATCCTAGACGCCGGGCCGTCATCGACGGAACCTGCCGTCGAGATACGAGATCGACTGCTCGGCTTTGCCTATCCGCCGGTCGTGGCCTTTGAGCCGGTCGTCGTGGTCATCGAGACGGCCTTCGTGCTGGCCGAGAAGCGTGTCGAGACGGCCGACGAGGGCACCGCCCCGCCATATCACAGCAAGCAGAATAAGGCCCTCGCCGACAATCGACACGATCACTTCGACGCTCATGCCGGTCGGTTCGACGCAACAGTGTCCATGGGGTCCTCTCGACGACGCCACCGATCATAGAGGCTCCGGTCATCGTCGTGGGTTGCCGTGCCCCATACGCGCCCCAGCCGGTGTTGGCCGGGCCGGGACCCGTCGTTTACCGGAGCTTTTCGCGATCCCGCCCCGTGACGCCTGAAGGCGCTGCAACGCTTGTGACGTCGCGTCGACTTGATCGTCGGGTGGCGACGGAAACCCGGCCATTTCGTCGAGATACGCGGCCAGCCATGTCCCTTGCGACCAGAGATGCACGTTGCCTGCCTCAGCGAGCGGCGCGATCCAGGTCCTCGCCCGAACCGTTTTTGATCCTTTCGGCGGGTGTGTCACAACGCCGGTCATGCCCCGCCGCCGTAGTTCCTGCACCGCGGCCTGCTCATCTGCTGCCATGCCGAGACGGGCCGCCATCTTGTCCGATACGTCATAGTCGGGCTGCGGTTTCGTTAATGTCGGCAAGACATCCGACGCCGATCCGGCCGCTTCAACAACATGATGACGGACCTGCGGGTTGCGGATCTGCAGCAACGCTATGGCGTTAACGGTTGTCGCATGATCGAACCGGCCGCGTATCTGGTCGATCATCCAGAAACCGGTTCCGGTCCGGCCCCAGCATTGGCCGACCACAAAATCGCCGGATTCGTTGTCTTTGAGTTTCAGGTCCCATGACGTCAGCGTCTGATCGAACCGGGCCGGGTACTGGTCTTCGATCCGGAACCATTCCCTCAGGATTTCGTTGCCGACTTCTTCCTGCGGGTTTTGTTGCTCAACAGCCGCGGCGACGTGTGAACCCAACGCCCGGGCACGACCCCGGGCTGCTCCCAAACTGAAAGCTTCCGGGTCGATCGGTTCACCGATTTCACGGCCCAACAGGTCATCGGGGCTGTCCGCAATATGAGGGATCGACACAAGTTCGAAATCGTCGCCGTCGCCCGACGCCATGTCCTCCAGGAGACGGCCGGTCAGGTCATCGCGATGCAGGCGTTGCATCACAACAATGATCCCGGCGGTTTCGTCGTCGAGACGATGCCGGTATGTCCCCCGGTACTGGTCGTGCGCCATGTCGCGTTGCGTTTTCGAATGGGCTTGCTGCCAGTCTTTCATCGGATCGTCGATCGTCAACACCCCGCCCCGGCCGACACCAAACCCGAGGACCTGCGCCGACATTGATGTTGCCAGCAAACCGCCGCCTGCCGTCGTGTACCATTCGGTTTGGGTCGCTTTCTCGACCGCCGCGGTGCCCGGCGGGGGTTCGCCGATCGTCGCGCCGACATCGACATGGGCGACCATGTTGCGGATGATCAGGGAGCTGCGGGCCGCCAACGTCACGGCGTGGGTCACCCGGATCGACATTGATACGCCGCCGGTCCTGTCGATGTTCCAGATTTCGCCGCCATCGAGGACACGTGTCTTGCCGAGCCTCGGCGGCATGTTCCAGATCTGGCGGGGCGACACGCCGGTCGCCGCGTCCCGAAACTTGCGTGACAGGAACTGGACGTGGCGTCGCAGCCACCAGTCATCGCCGGTCAGGTGATACATCAACGCCGCGGGATGCGCCCGCCAGCCGACAGGCGACCCGGCCGCCAAACCACGATCCAACACGACCCGGACATCGACCGGCAGAGTGTCACGCCACGCCACGAATCCGTCGTCGGAACCCGGATCCGGGAACCGGTCACGGACCTCCGTGACGAGCTCGGCAACGAGGGTCACTGGTAGCGGCGTGGCGTCGGCCGGACCCGACGGCCCGAAGAAGCCGTGATCCGGCGGGGCCTGACCGGCGTGTCCCACACGGCGATGATGTCACGCAGCACCGTGTTGACGAACGCCGCCCGTGATTCGTCGTCGCCGCGGTACCGGTCAACGTCGACGGTCACGTCGTCATCGAGACGGACCTGCGCCATCAATCCTCCACGACCGTCGAATCGGCGTCGATCGCCGGAAGCGACCGCAGCGACTCCAACGCGATGCGTGCCGCGTCGTCCTCCGACAAGTCAAGCTCCGACGGTGTGGCGTCGCCCTGATACAGCTCGAGGCGGGTCCGGGCGTACCGGTCGGGATGCCGGAACACGAGACGTTGCAACGCGATCCGGGCGTCAGGCAGGGTGTGTGTCGTCCGGGTGGTTCGTTCGATCAGCACGAAACGGGCGTCGTCGCCTTCACCAACCCGGGCGTGTTTCTCGACAACAGTTTCTTTCGGGATGCCGCCCCTCGCGACCCGGTCGACGAGGATCAGCGTCGCGACCTCAAACTCGGCTTGGGCAACAAAGACCCGGTCGGACAGGTCAGCGCACGCCTGTTCTTTCGCACTGAAATCGGCGGGTACAACGCCGCCGGCGGCGATCCGGGCACGGATCCGGGCGCCGGTGCGAAGATAGTCCATGAGCGTCGATTTGGCGATCCCGGCGGCCGCGGCGGCGACCTCAACGGAGTTGCCTGCCCGGACCGCGGCGACGATCTGATCGGCGACAGTGACCTCCGTGCGGGTCTCGTCGCCTGCACGGACGACGCGTTGCAGCTCCACGGGCCGGTGTGCGGGACGTTTCTTCGTCGCGCTCACCGCTTGCCTCGTTCGTTCTGGCAGATACGACAATGCCGATGAGTCGGTTGTTTAGGTGGGTTGTAAGTGTTTGCTTCGTCGAACGGATGCCCGTTCTTGCAGTGTGTCTTTCTCGCGTTGTCAGCTATCGGGCTAGTCCCCCGGAGCGTGTTGACTCTCAGTGTGACCGGTTCGAGGTGTGCCGGATTACAGCAGATGGTATTGCGGCAGAGATGATCGAGGGTGAGTCCGTCGGGTATAGGGCCGAGAGCGAACTCGTAGGCGATGCGGTGGACCATCGGTTGACGTCCTTCTGGGAATGGTGACCCGGTGGGCCATCTCCATTGGGCATAAATACTTGACCTTGCTCCTGTCCACGGCCAGCACTCATCGATAAGGCCGACATTTACTTTCGACCAGAACCGGCGTTCGATCTCCTGCTTCGTGAGCATGGGAGGGAACATTACTATTGATGGTAGCTGCTGACGCGACGCAGCCCCGGATCACGGAAGGGAGACCCGGGGCTGCGGCTCATGCCGGAGGGAGTTAAGTCCGGCAGATTCTGGCGGTGTTCACAGGGCCACCGGCATGACGCCGTCGACGTGGACGCCGCACCGGTCAGGCTGCGGCAACGACGGATGAGGCAACGGATATTCCTCATGGCGACGGCCGTCGAGTTCGATACCCATCTCGGTGCGCGGCGCAGCCGACTGCTTGAAATAGAACGCTACCGACCCGACGGCGCAACGATCACGGAGATCCCGGCACCAATCATGGTTCATCGGCCGCCAACCCGAACCGGATTCGCCGCCGGCGATCAGCCAGCCGATCCCGGCCAAGTCGAGCGACGGCAAAGGTTCGAGCAACGGTTCGCATGACAGAAACCGGACGGCCGCGTCGATCCGCCGGAGATGATCGGCCCGGTAGCAGTACCGGTCGGATTCGATCGTTGTCCCGACCCAAATGTGAGCAGGCAGGCACGGCAGGCCACGCCGACAGGTCCAGTCTTCGACGAACCGGGCCATGCGATGCGGCCGTTTCGTCAGAACCAGGTAGTGGTGACGGTCAACGGCGGCCATAGTGTCGTAGACGGCGTCAATCTGCGTGTCATCGAACGCCGGATGGTGAATGTCCGACATCGAGTTGACGAATATCCGGCGGGGCGTTTTCAGGCCCGCCGGCACCGTCAGCTTGTGGGGTTTCCAGGTCGGATCGAAACCATTCGGGAACGCTGCTCCCTGGAATTTGGTGGCGATGACCTCGGCGTAGCATCGGTCGCATCCGGGGCTGACCCGGCTGCATCCGGTCATCGGGTTCCACGTGTCGTTCGCCCACCGGATCTTGGTGTCTTTCATGTCGTGTTCCTTCCGTAGCCTCACCGTCAGTGTAGCACACGTTACGTCGTGACAAGCCGCCCGGTCCGCATATCCAGCAACGGGGGTTCACCGAAACCGAGACGGTCGATCGACCGGTCGATCGCGTCGAGATCATGAAGTTTCGGATTGACGTCGGCCTCGACGATCTCGTCGAGCGGCACATATTTGATTGTGCGTGCCGTCACCGGACGCCTCCTTGGAGTGTCGCGATAATCCGGTCAAGGTCGCCGGGCCGGACGACACCCGACATGACCGTATCGCAGTCCTTCAACGCGTCGAGCCAAACCTGCTGGCCGGGCCGAACCCGGCCTCGCGCCGTTTTGCATTCGATGAACATGACATTCGGTGGCCGGACCAGAACCAGATCCGGGAAACCCGGCTGGTTGCGCCGCGAATCATAGTCGTGATAGCACAGCCACCCGAACCGGGTCGCGGCTTCGACGACCGCCTCTTGCAGCTCGGCTTCGGTCATGGCATCGTCGAGACCGGTCACCGGGACCGTAGCATCTGGTTCACATCCCGGATGACCTGCGGGGTTGTCCGACGCGACACCGACGCGATCCGGGCGAACGTCACCCGACCGTACCGGTCATGGTCGATCGACGCATCAAGCACCCGAAGTTCGCACCAGATCTCACGGCGCCGCAACCGGGCTCCTTCGAGCTCGTCGAGCCGGTCAGCGACCACGGCGAGCTCGGCCAGCAGCTCAGCCACCCTCGGATGATCTTCCATAGGCATCTCCTCTAGCGACGTCATGTGTCATGCTACCTTACACGCGTTAGTGGTGGCGCCGCGGGACCAACAAACCGGCGATCTCCGCGACCCGCCGATACTTCGGATCGTGGATCCGGGCATGACACTGCGGGCACACCCACCGCAGCCATATCATGTCGACATCGACCGCCCCACCCCATGACGCCGGAAATCGATGGTGAGGATGCTCACCCCATGTCGTGCAGCCCTCAAGAGCGGCTTCGCATCGGCCGCCAGCCCGGCCACGGATCTGTTCCACGGTCCGCCGGTATGCGGGGTCTGTTCGTTCCGGTGGGGCGGCACCGGTTTCTTCTGCAGGGCGTAGTAGCCACGGCGGTTGGATCGGATGTTTCTTGCGGCGGGGTGGACCAGGACGTCGGCGTGGCAGGTTCATGGCATCGCATTCTCGCCGGTGTCGACGGTGAGGAACATGCCGACGCGGCTGCGTGCAAGGTCGGCGTTTCGCCCGTCGATGTCGATTCCGATCGAGTCGCGGCCAAGGCCGGATGCCACGGCGGTAGTGATCGTCGTGTCCGCAGTCGGTCCAGCCAATGGTGGTGGTGGTGGTGCCGGATGATTTCTTGTTCGAGTGCGCCCCCTTGCCCAACGGGGTGCCTGACGCCCAGACTTCGGTTGGTGCCGGTTGGCCGTCGGGGCCGATCAGCCCCGCGAATTCGGTTATTCGCCGCCGTGGTTCGCCGCATGTCCGGCAGACTTCTCTCGGGCACATCGATTCGATCGGTATCTGGCAGAGCCTCGAAGGCCATGTCGCGTAATGTGCACCTTTGAATCCGTGCGTGGGAATCGTCCAGGTGTCGAGTGGTGGCGTACCCGGCGGTCCTTCGGTGATCGCCAGTGTCAACCGGTTTCCGTCCGGTGATTGCTTCGTGTCATTGAGACGGCTTTGGATGCCTTGGGCGAGCCGTCGATGCGTGTTCGCGCTACCTGCCTGCCGTACCGCTTCGGCGTCGAACCATCGTCGCGGGGATTTGCAGGCGATCACCATGTCGGTTGTCGACGGCCGGTACTTGTCGCCGAGCGCCCCAACCGGCGGATTGGGTCGATGCCAGCGGACGACGTTACGGACCCGCCATCGCCCGGCCGGAGACTCGGTGCCGGTCAACGGATTGATCCCATAGGCGAGGCCGACCCGGAATAGTTCAGGGATCATCGTCAACGATTTCGCCAACGGCCAGCCGGTGCCGCCGGGTGACTCCGGTCGTGGCGGCGATTCATAGCCTGTGCCTTCGCGGCCGGGTCGGGTGTCACGCGGTCGGTTTCTGAGGGCTGCCCTTGCCGATCCCGTGAACGCCGGGGCACCGTCACGTAATCCTCCCGTCCCGTAATCGCCGCCCGCGCCACCCGAACCCGAGTAGGTGTCACCGAGCTCGACACAGATCGAACCATGCGGGGCGAGGACCCGGTCCCATTCAGCAGCCAACCCGAGTAGCACGTCGATGTACGCGGCCGGTGTCGCCTCGGAGCCGATCTCGTGGTCTTTGTCGGGATGACCTGCGGGGAGGTATGAACGGAGCGCGAGAAACGGCGGTGATGTGAGTACAAGATCGACACTGTCATCGGGCATCGCGGCAACCACGGCACGTGTGTCACCGATGATGAACCGTGCGTCACTCATCGCCGTCTCCTGTCGATGCCGCCGACCCCCAACACAACCGTGTCGCCGCCGATCAGCCGCGACCAAGTCCGGCCCCCCAACACGCCGGCGAGACCGGCCGGTTCAAGATTCGATGTGGCGATGATCGGCAGCCGGTTCATCCACCGCCGGTTCACGACCGCGTACAGACGTTCGCTCGTCCAGTCGGATGGTTTCTCGACCCCGAGGTCATCGAGGATCAGTAGATCAACGCCTGTCAGATCGGCGACCGTCGCGCCACCATCGGGCCGTAAAGCGTCGAACAGTTCGACGGTCGGCCAGAACGTGACGTCGTCGCCGCGGTCCCATCGGGCACGGGCAGCCGCCAACGCGGCATGAGTTTTGCCGACCCCGAGCGCCCCGAGGAACAGCAGATTCCCGGCCGGATCTGTCACCCAGCCGTCGACCGCGGGGCGTAGCATGTCGTCAAGATCATCGACGGTCGCCGCGGCGAACACCGGTGGACATATCTGCGCCCACCGTGCCGACCGTCGGCCGGTTTCCCATGGCAACACTTCGGTGGGTGCCGGATCGGTGAACCCGCCGCGGTCACGGATCATGTCCGACAGGCGACCCAACGACCCGCCGATCGGCGCCGGTTCAGCCACAGTCAGTCGTCCTGGAGGATCAGCGACAGATACACCCATTTCGGGGCGAGATTCGATCGGATCGACGGCCGGGCCGCCCACACCGGCGTCGTGTCACGGCACACATGACGGACATCGATCTTCGCCATCATGCCCCGCCGGGCCACCTTGCGCATCTGGGCGCCAACGAAACGGCCAGGATCGAGCCCCAAAGCCTGCCAGCCGTCGTGATGCTCGCCAGCCCACACCCAGAATTCGTCGATGTGGAACAGCCGGTGGTGCCACAGGTAACGGACGATCGCGTCGTAGACGGTTTCGCCGATGTCGACCCGGCCGCAGTCGCCGGTCACCGACCCGGGATGGCTTGATCGTTCGATTCCTTCGTCGCGGGCCCTGCAAGCCTCAGCGTATGTCGCAGGTTCGGTCATAGTTCTATCCTTCCGGTTTTGATCCCGGCGGCGATCTGCCGACCGGGTGTTTGCTTCCTGCAATCAAGCCGGAGCCGTTCCCAGTATTTGCGAAGCGACGACGGTGACCGGATATTCTTCGACCAGAAATCATGTTTCAACGCGACGGCGATCATCGCACGAATCATGTCCGGTGGGATCGGTTCCGGGGTCGCCCACTCCACCGGGCCGCGTGTCCGAAGCAGATGCATCGACGTAGCCCATGCTTTCGTGATCTTCGGTTGCTTGCCGTGGGTTTGTTCGATGGCATCGGCCATGTGCTGACAGAGGGCGTCGTCGACATCGCCGACAAGAGTCTCTTCTTTCGGGTCTACGGGTAACGGGTCTACGGGTACGCGCGCCTCAGGGCGCGCGTTTGCGCGCGTTTCTTGCGGATCGGCGCGCGTTTGCGCGCGTTTCTCAGAAGGGGCATCTCCTGCCCTTTTGTCGAGATTGAGTCGGTACCGGTTGTGGTGACCTCGACCTGTTTTCGCTGGTCGTTCGATCGTGATCAGACCAGCCGTCTCCAGTGTCGTCAGATGATTCCGGACGCCTCCGAGCGACAGCCCGGTTCGTGTCGCGATACGTCGGATCGACGGGAAGCACGATCCGCCGTTGTCGTCTGCTTCGTCAGCCAACGCGATGAGCACGAGCTTGTCGAGCGCCGTTGTCGGGGGGGCTTCATCGAACGCCCAGAGCATCGCCCGGAGACTCATCGAGATCGCCGCCTGGCCTTGTCCAGCATCTCAGAATTCGTGATGGTCATGTGCATGTACCTCCTGCGGCGAGCGACGGGGTACACTGACCTCGTCGCTTGTGGTAAAGCCGATTGTAGCAGCCCTAGCCTCTTCTGGCCGGGGCTGTCTACAATTCACCCGCATGCACCTACGCCGGATCGGTGACGGTGTACACTCAGCCACGTCGTGGGTCGTGTCACGACTGCACCCGGATCCCGGTGGACTGGTCACCCGCACTGCACAGATCCATCGGGACTCGGGTGCCACCACAGGCCCTCAGGAGCCATCTGCCGTCTCCGGCACACCAGCCGGTGTTACCGCATCGGCCGCGGCTTGGGCAGCGGCAACGTCGACGACAGGCTGCTCAGCAAACGCATCCGTCGACTCCATCAACCGGACAGCCAACGCCAGGCAGGCGTCGTAGTCTTCGCGGCTGATCCGCACCGACGACCCCGACGGCAGATCCATCGCTTGCCAAGCCGCCGCGGCGACATGCTTCGCGGTGGCCTGCATGATCCCCGATTTTGCCGCCCCAGCCGACATGGTGCCATCCGCGGCGTTCTCGGTGGCCTGCTCAGCCCGTCTCAGCAGGATCTCGTGGTTCGATGCTTTCGCCTCCGCGGCACCCACCGCGACAATCGCCCGGCCCCACGAACTGGTCTCCGCGTTCATAACCTCCGAATTGTGGGTGTAGGGCGTCAAACCAGGGAAGGGCTCCCAGGCGACACCGATACCCGGCATCGGATCGTCGGCTGTCCGGTAGGCGGCTGCGGTGTAACAAATGAACATGGTCGGCTGATATGACGACGCCCATTTACGGCCGCTGAATGCCGCCGTGTAGGCCTGCGCCCGGTCGTCGTCGAGGTAAATGATCTCGAATGGCTTGTCGGGGTTGTAGGGCCGCAGACTGCCTTCCGGATATTTCGCAAAAAACGCGAGAGCCCGTTCGGCGACGTCAACATAGCCGTCGCTGTAGTTGTCCTGACCGGCCATCAGACCACCTCGGCAGCATCGACGGCGATCAGTGCGTCACGCAGCAGCAGAGCGTCAGCCGTCGTCAGGACCATTACGATTTCTGTTGAATGGTTCTCATGGTGGGCTCTGGTCGTTAACTCGATGCTCCGCAGATCGACACCACCGTGTTTGTGGTCGTTGATGCTGACGTTAATAAGTGCAGCATATGGCCAGACATTGACACGCAGCCGCGCCTTCTTATCACCGATAATCTGGGTAGCCGACATTTCTGCGGTAGCG